ATCATTTAATCGTATACTATCAAATGAATATTTATTAATATTTATATATAAGAATCTAAATTATTATTTATCTCGAAGAGAGGAAATAAACCGAAACAAGGAAGAATAAGTCCATATCTTTCTTAACACAGCACGAGTATAATAAGACTAACCATAAGAAAAGTCTAACAAATACATTCGACATAACTGATCTGACGGGATTTAATACCGGGCCAAGAACCTTATTTAACTGAGTATTAACAGTAGAACCAAGAACCTCAGTTGGAGCCCAGTTAATAAGAATTAGTGCTACAAGTAGCATCTGAATCGGATCCTTCTGTTTGTTTACAAATGAACCAAATTTTCCAACAACATCAACCATTTTATTTATACACTCATAAAATATTTTTTTTTCAGAGAAATTATTTAAAATAAATTCTTTTAAAATACTTAATCGTCTATGAATTATTATGAAATTTTAGAAATATCTAAAAATTCGGATACCAGAAGTATTAAAAAACATTATTATAGTTTATCTAAAAAATATCACCCCGATAAAAATAATGGAATTTCAGATGAAAAGTTTAAATTATTATCAGAAGCTTATTCTACTCTCTCAAACCCTAAAAAAAGATATCTCTATGATATGAAATTATTTTTCAATGAAAATTTAGGAAAAGAATTCACTTTAAATTTTTCGGATAGGGAACTAGAATTATTACATGATTATTATTTGCGTTTATCAAATAGTTGTGAATTTAGATTACTAAAATTATTATTTAGAAACCTACCTCATAAATTTAAAAAAGTATATCATAAACATATTAATTCAAAATCATTGCTATCTCTTAAAGATTTTAAATATATCGATGCCCGATATTTAAATGAATCATTTGATATTCATTTAAACCGTTCATTAAAAGATGTTTATCTTAACTGTAGCAAAGAATTAATCATTTCAACAAAATATTATACTTATGATATCTTTATTACTCATAGCGACTATTCATTAAATATACCTTTATCACATAAAAACAGACTTAATATAAATATTACTACAGTTCTACCTGATAAATATACACTGAATGGTTCCGATTTATATTATAATCATAAGATAAATTTATATGAATATTATTTTGTAGATTTATTTCCTATTACTTTACCCAATGAACTAAGTATTAATTTAAAAAATACACAAGAATTTAATAATTCAGTAAAAATTCCCTATTTAGGAATAAAAGAGGGGAGTGTAAGAGGTGATTTATATATTTATAAAGAATTAGATTTAACAATTAAAGATAAAAATCATTATCGTGAAATACTAAAAGAAATATTTAATTAATATGATTATAATATGATTGATACTTTAATCCTTTCAGGTGGCGGTCCTTCTGGAGTTGCATATTCAGGTATCTTAAAAGCATTAACCGATTACAATATATTAAAACGAGACGAATTAAATGAAATTATAACAACATCTGTGGGTATCATATTTGCTATACTTTATTTATTAGATTATACTATTTTGCAAATTGAAAAAATAGTCTTAGAAACAGATTTAACTAAAATATTAAATACAGATGATTTAGAAATTGATAATTTATTAGTGAAATTTGGTTTATTCTCTAATCAACAAATAGGTGATAGTATATCTAGTTTCATTCGGCACAAAACAGATAAAAATGATTTGACTCTTAAAGAATTATATGATTACTCTAAGATTATATTAACTGTGAAAGTTTATAATGTTGACAGAGGTAAAACTGAATATTTTGATTATAAAAATACACCCGATATAAGTTTAATTAAACTATCTATGATGACCACAGCGATTCCTTATTTATTTCAACCTGTAGAATTTGAAGGTGATCTTTATGTTGATGGCGGATTAAAAGGTCATTTTCCTATTGAAGCATGTCATTCTAAACATTATTTAGGATTAAATGTTAAAGGTGGGACTACAAATAGGGAAAACTTTGGTATATTAAAAGATTTACCTATATTAAAATATTCTATGGATTTAATGAATGATAAAGATAATAATATAGATCCAGATGACGATAAAATATTTACATATCATATTAATGGTGGTTTAAATTTTTCTTTAGATATTATTGAAAGAAAAAAGATGATAGAAAAAGGTTATAATGAAACTATAGAATATCTTAAAAATTATGATAATCATAGGTAATTAAATCGTTTTTTATAATCACTGATAGATGCTCTTAATGAAGGTTTATTCCATAAGATATATCTACTTAATGCTCCAGCTGACATAGGTTTTGACCAATCTTCAGTCGCTTTATGACGATTCATATATCTTTGTTTTCTTGCCTTATCCTTATGTTTAGTATAATCACTCATTCCCTGACAACCAAAATGAGTTGTTTTTATCTTCTTATCTTTTTCATAAAATACTGCCATATATTTCTTTTTAGGATTCGTCGATTTTTTTATGAATACTTTTTTACCAGTGCTACCTCCTCTTTTTCTTACAGTTTTACTCTTTGCCATATATTAATATTATATAATATTTAATTTAAACATTCTCTGTAAAAAATTTCTATCAAATAAATACAAAATACAAGGACAAAACTATGAAATAAAGCATTCACTGTAATATTAATATCTGTTATTTTTAATGGTATTCTACCTTCATCATTTGACAGAGGAATATCTAATAAGACTCTTCTCTGTAATAAAAAACCTATAATTAAAATTAATAAATAAACTGGATATCTATTTGTTAAAATTCTAATAGCACGCGCAAACTCGATTGAATAATTATTCATTTATAATATAATTAATATATTTATTTAATACTTTACTTGCTGACAACTAGATTGAAACGCATACATGCTTCATAACCATTAGGTCCAGCTTGATCCTTGCGCTTACCGTAACAGAGTCCCCATTCAGATTTCTCTTGCCACTTCTTAAGAGCAGTCTTTACTACTGACATATCAGGGATATTATTACTTTGACGACCCAATACATCTCCACAAAACTCCGTGAAATTATCATAGAGAGGTTTAAATTCTGTGGGTGCTAACTTTGTTACACCATTCGCAGATACAACATTATCAGCAGTTTCACAATATTGTTCAATCCATTGACCAATAATATCATTGTCTCCGCGATATTCATTTGTCTTTGCCTTGATTTCATCTGGGATTTCAATACCATTTTCATCATAATCTCTCCACATCGGTAATAACATCGCAAAGAACGGAATAACCCACATCGGAATCTTATTCTTAATTGTTTTATCCTTAATATATCTGTTTAATTCATGATTAACATCTTTTTCACTATCTACAAACTTTGATACGAAATCTACTACTTCTAAACGTCTCCAAGTACCATCATCATTCGATGGAATATTTGGTAGATCATTACACATACAAACCAGTTTGAATTGAGGAGTAAAGAAGAATGGTTCCTTAAATAATGCTCTCGCTTGAATTTTATCATTGCCAGTTAATTCTTTCATTTGACCGATATTCATAGTTTCATTGACATCTGGTTCTTGCATTACACATAAACGTTTACCCATAGTTAATGCCATCTCAGGACTAGCTGCTCCAGAAGCTTTACGCTTCTGAGTTAGTAAAGCAATCGGTAAATTACAAGAATAATCTCCCATACACATTGATGTTAAATCAATCAGTTTAGATTTACCATTACCACCAGTACCTGTCCAGATATAAAATCCTTCATCGCGATTTTCACCTGAAAGACACTTTGCTAAAAACTTTAATGTATATTTCTTAACATTTGGTAAAGGAACAATCTTATTTAGGAAATCGTCTAACATTTCATATACTTCATCATATCTAGGAATGAGAGAGAAACTTGCTATCATATCATCAAGTTTAATCGGTAAATTAGATGAATCTACGGGCATTGTTACTTTCGTAGACATAGTAACATAATCTTCTGGTCTTCCTTCCCTAAAGACATTATTCTTAAGATCATAAATACCATTTTCAAAACCTAATAGATTTGTATCAGTATCAAACTTTTCCATAATTTCTTTCTTGTAAAATAGATTTCTTAAACTATTCATTAGTGTGCTGACGTATGAATCTTTTAATAGTTTGATTTGAATTTCTTGAATATTTTTCAGGTGCTTTTTACAATTTTCATCATCCGGATTATCTACTGTTTTCTGAGCATATTTAGTATAATATCCCGCATATAACATAGAAATTTCCTTATGGATTTTCATTCTTAACATTGTTCCTTCTAGGGTTCTTTCCCATCTTACTCCATTGAAATAATACCAATCATCTTTTACATTTACAGAAATAAACTCATCTTCATAATATTTATATACAATATTAGCAATGAGATGATCGGCACCTGCCCCAATCTTAACTGATTCATCAATTAACGATGATAAACTATCCGCCTTAGCTTTCTTAAACATAGTTTCATTATCATTCTTTGCCCAAAACATTAATGAACCCATACCTAATCTTTCGCCCGTATAACTATCATTAATGCTTTCCCATTTATTTTCACATTCAACTGGGTCATAAAGAGGGCATTTACTACTAAATAATTTCCAATCTTCTAAAAATGAAATATTCTTAAATTGTGGTTCTTGATTAATATTATGAAGACATAATGCTACATCCATCCAACCACCCTTATCATCTAAACCATATGTACTTGCTCTTTCTTTTGATAAACACTTTACAAGTGCTTTAATAAATTTAGCATCTTCCTCTTCAAATTGAAAATAAGGATTTCTATTTGAATTTTGAATTGATTCTTGCATGAACATACCAGCGAATTTTGACATATCAGACATTATACCTTTATCAGTTTTTATTTCTTTATTACTGCTACTCTTACTGCTAGATTTATTTTTAAATGTATTATCAAATTTTGATGTGTATTTAATATTTACTTTATCTCTAAAACACATACTAGCTAAATCTAAAATATTACGTGGATTACTATAATAATCATCTATTTCATTTTCATCTGGATAATCATCTTCACCCATTTTATAAACACGATTCACTAAATAAGGTGATTCACCTGTTTTACCACATCCATAAAGTTGCCACGATGAGAAACTGCTATCTAGTATACCACTTGTCGAATTATCAGGTTCAATTTCACTACCTTCATCAAAGATAGTTTTAATCTGATCTTTTTCTACTATACTAGATACAATCTTTTTATAAGCCTTTTTATCTAGAATAATATCTGGAAAAATTAAATGAATACCATCTTTACTTTTGAATTCACCTTTATTACAAGGATAAGGTTTATCCTTTTCTAAAACTAAAACAGTGCCTTTGGATTTATAATCACTTAGATCAATAAATTCTTTCATTTCTTTCCATAGATGTTCAATTAAACTTTCAATCGCATCTTCGGTATAAGAGCGTTCAGTTAAAACACTCTTGTATTTTAAATCTAAATCATATACTAAAGGATGAATATCATTTATCTTCTCTACTAAAGGAATATCTATCTTATCTTGTGATGAAACTATATCATAAAATTCTTTCATTTTATCTTCTGGAATAAACCATTTTCCACCCTTAATGGAGGTAACATTAGACTTTTGTGAAGAATTTTTTGTTAAAACGAATTGTTGTAAAAATTGTTGTAGATTCATCAATAATGAATTCTTTATATTTTTTTCTTTAATTAGTTAAACGGACTCTTTAAATATCAAATTTATTATCAATTTATATACTGTTCTCGGGTATGAAATGTATTCATTAATCTATAAAATCAAATTTTTTAATAATCTAAAAAAATAAACCATATTTAAAAAATTATTTATAGAAAAGGATATTATTTTTATAAAAGATGTCAAAAGACGCAATCAAACGTATAATCAATAAAGATATGAAAGAAATTCATAAGATGGAATTAGATAAATTAGGTATTCACATAGAATTTAACGAAGATAATATGTTAAAAGCAAGAGCGATTATTATAGGTCCAGAAGATACTCCATATGAGAATGGTCTACTCTATTTTATTATAGAATTCCCAAATAATTATCCATTTTCTCCTCCAAAGGTGGGATATTTATCAAGTAGTCGTTATAGAATTCATCCTAATTTATATGTAGGGAGGAGCCATGATAATTTCGTAGGTAAAGTATGTCTGTCATCTATTAATACTTGGTCGGGACCTAAATGGACAACTGTAATGCATATAGGAAGTATACTATTATCAATTCAATCATTATTATGTAATAATCCATTACATAATGAACCTGGTTTTGAAAATGAAGTGGGTAAAAGAAATGATTTATATAATACAATTGTAGAATATGATACTTATAATCATTTAATTTTAAAAAATGGATTTGAAATACATCCTATGTTTGAATCATTTAAACCCATTATTAATGAACATTTATTAAAGAATAAAGATAATATTTTTAAAAAGTTATCTGAATTGGTAAAAAAACATCCTAAGAATATAAAGGTTTCATTAAATATTTATAATATGTTGATGAATATAGATTATCCACATCTAGAGAATTGTATAGTAGAAAAATATAAACAAATTTGATTTAAAATTATTAATATTTATATCAATTATATAAAAGATATGGAAGATTCTGAAACTCATTTTTGTAAGCAATGTCAAAATTTAACATTTCTATATACAGATGAAAGTAAAAATTTAATACATCATTGTAAATCTTGTCTTTATTCTGAACCTTATAGTAAAAAGAATAATTGTATATATTCAATTCAATTTAAAAAATATGATAATTCAGAATATATTAATAATAATCCTTATGTTACTCATGATATTACTTTACCTAAGATAAAAAATAATCCGAATATTAAGTGTGTAAACCCGGAGTGTATTTCAATAACGGAAAGTAAAGAGTGTGATATTACATATATTAAATATGATATGGAAAATATGAAATATATTTATATTTGTAATCATTGTGGTCAAAAATGGAAAAATAATTAATTACAATTACAATCTTCACCAGTAATCATATTATTGATTTCGGAACCATACATAGAAAATATAATCGCTAAAACAAAGAATAATAAGACAACAATCTTAATATCTATACACCCACAAGCATTAATTATTTTTTTTAACATATTTATACTATCTTAAATATTTAAAAATTTGAGTAATTAAATTAAATAATATAATTTTAGAGTTTATTTATTATGAATATATACTATTATACTGACGATTTAAGATTAAAAAATGATATTTTAGAATATAAACGTAAAGAAGATTTTATTAAAGTAAAAAAACATAATTGGCATCACGTTTTAACTGAATATGGTTGGGAAAAAATAAATAAACAGTGGATAATTATACTGAATAAATATAGTGATAACAAAGAAAAGAATTCTAGATATAGTATGATTGATTGTGAAAGGGATGGTGATTGTTTCTTTCATTGTATAGCAAACGCATTAAATGAAAGAGATATCTATAATGGAGATTATTATGTCGCCCAAGATATTCGTAAAATGATATCTGATAATATTAGTAGGGAACAATATAATTTTATGATATCTACATACAGGTGTATGAAAGATGCCGATGATTTTAATGAAGGGTGGGATCCTTATGAAATAGATTCATTAGAAGATTTTAAAGAATGTATTAAAACATCGGGTAATGTTTATTGGGGTGATTATATGTTATTACAGCTATTATGTGAAATATTAAAAATAAATATTTTCATACTAAAAGCAAATGAATATGAAAATGATTACAGTGTTTATAATACAATGTGCGAATATAAACTGGATTGTGATACTATCTTTTTAGTTTTAGAAAATAATAATCATTTTAAACTTTTGGGATATTTTAATGATAAAATGATATCTTATTTTAAGAATGAAAATATACCACTTGAACTAAAACGTTTATTTAAATTAAAAGAATAAATATATTTTGTAAGTTATATTTAATAATGGAATCCGTTGTATTACTTGGATTAATGGGTGTTGGTTATTTAATGAATAAAGACAAAGATGAAAAACATAAAACTTATAGTGAAGTTCAACCTCCACTAAATCAAGGTTCCCATAACTCTGTATATGATTTAGCTAATTTTAGTGATGCGAAAAAATATGAAATTGATTTAGTCAATAAAAATTTTGATGAATCTATGAGAGGTGATAGCAAAGTAATAGATGCTTTAAATATGCCAGGAGGTAGAAATACATTAAAAGATACATTTGTTCATAGTGATACTGTTCATAGTATTTCTGGAAATGAGATATCTAAGGATGATTTTTTAGTGAATGATCAAGGTGTTAAAATAGAACCTTTTTTTAGTGGTGCTCCTCCAAATGTAAATTTAGATGATAATCCTAGTATGACAAGACATTTTGGTGGTGAACATGCTTTTAGACCACCAAGAAGAGAAACTGGTCAATTCTTTGAGTTACAAAGAGATTATGGTAATGTATTTGGTAATCAATTTGCAGGTGCGAGAGCTGATCAATCTCGTTATGTTGGTGGTATGGAAAGAAGAAATGAATTACCTTTTGAACAGGAAAGAGTCGCTCATATTGATGTGAAGAGTGATATTAATCGGGATATTGATTTAACTTATGCTCAGAGAAATTCTGTTGATGCTTTAAGGACTCTAACAAATCAAAAACAAAGTTTTGGTGGGAAAGTTTTAGGTGGTAAAGGTATTGAACATAGAGGTCAAGAAGGTGAAGTATTTCAACATAGACCTGATGCTGATTATATTAATACTGCTGATAGATGGTTAGTAACCACGGGTGCTATTGATGCTCCAATGATTCAACCGGAAAATATAGTAAAACCTACTAACAGAGCAGTATACAACGAGGGTAAATTAGGACATGCTGGAGCTGTTAATTTTAATCCTTCAGAAAGTAGACCTATGATAAAACGTTCTACAAATCAACAATTAACTGTTGATACAAACAGAAATATGAATTTAGAAATGAAAGCAATTGATGATAATCATAATAAAGACGGATATTTTGCTTATCCCAATGAAAGAGAAGTTACAGAAGAAAGAACTTATGAAGGTAATATAAAATCAGTATTTAATGGTGAAACTGAAAGATTATATGATAGTGTTAAACCCACAATTAAACAAACAACTCTTGATGATTCGAGAAATGGTTTTGTAGGATCAAGTATTACAAATGTTCCTAAAGAAAGATTACAAGATGATGTGAGAGCAACAAAGAAACAAACAACTAACTTTGAATACAATGGTAATGCTGGTTCTTACCTACCAGGATCTATGGCAACTGACCAATATCAACGTGCCGATCTTAATCCGAATAAAGAAATTATTGCTCAAGGTAGAGCACCAACTACAGAAAATACTAAACTAATGAATGGTATGGATAATCTTAATGTTGATATCAAGAAAATTGAAAGTGATTATTTTAATCCCCGAATTAATAATCTTGATAAAGTTTATCAAGAAATTCCTACTGAACAAGAATATGTTCGAGAATATACACAAGAAAAAGATACACTTGATAATGTTAAATTAGCAGATAGATTAGACCCGGGTATGTTGGATCCATTTAAACAAAATCCTTATACTCAGTCATTATCATCTTTTGCTTATTAAATCAATTAGATTATTAAATAAATATTATTTTCTATTATAATTTAAGTATTTTATGAATAAAAAATTACACTTTTTATTATTCTGTTTAGCAGTAATCGTTATAATTTATCTTAGTAAAGACAAAATATTGGAGCCGTTTGGCAAATTAGAGCCGTTTGGCAATCAAATAGTTATTCATCCAGATAATGCTTCATTTGATCCACAAGAAACAACTTTTTCTGTATTAACATATGATAGTGATTTAGGTTCAGGAGTCACTCAGGTATCTACTTGTAGTGACGATTCATCGTGGCGTAATGGAGATAAAACGTGCCGTGATTATTCATTAGATGGTACAAATTGTGAGGATATAGGTTCAGATGGTAGATCAGCATTTGACGCGTGTAAAGTTGCTTGTGATAATTGTAATACATATACAGAAGTTAAAAGAAGAATACCTTCTCCTATAGAAGATACAGATGAACCAACCTATGCTCAATTTGAAAGTTCTGCTTCTGATGGCGGGGATTTTGGTTCGGTGGGTGGCGTTGATATAAGAGAAATATTAGGAAAATTAGAAGAATTAAGTGGGAAAATAGATTTAATTGAAATTAATAGTGGTGGTTCTTCAGGGGCTGCTATCACCTGTTCTGAAGTTGACATGACTGGCACTCCCGAACAGAACGAGGATGCCTGTAATGATGTACCCGGTGGTGCTTGTACGTACACTCCCGCAAACTCTGAGACAGGCGAGACTGAGGTCTGCGCTGCTACTGATGCTGGATCAGGTATTTCACAAGCGGATACAGAAAGAAAGTGTACTGATATTATTGCAAATGATGAAGCGTGTAATGGTAATAATATATTAATACAAAATGCAAGTAGTATGTCTGTTGGGGGAT